CCCGGCAAAGGCGCTTGAACAACTGGCTGATTTGAAACTATGTAAGGTTTATTTGCCATCATCAAATGTTTCAGTTTGTTTGTTTTTTATGCCGTTTGAAGCAACAAGCCCTGACAAAGTGCCAGTTAAAAACACAACAATAGTGGACATAAGATCTATAAATGCTGCGTCATTTGGTGATTGCTCGAGCGGTTGCGATACAAACAGCAACCCCATGATCATGCCCAGCACGATGACGCTAAAAACAATTGCCAAAAGCACACCTACGGTTACAACCATGCGCGCATGTAATTCGTTTGGTGTGTATCTGTGCCGGCTCATGGTGTTATTCCGCATCTATCCGGCACATTGCAAATAAGTGCGCGTGTGCCGATCTTGTCGTTGTTGTCGCGTGTGGTTTCGCAAGCGCTTAACACGATTAGCAATGCCAAACTAGCCAAATAGTGCGGCGGCTTCATCTGCGGTTAGTCCAAGTTTTGTTAGTGCGTTTGCTTTTGCTTCGGCTCGGGCTTCGGCTGCTTCCGCTTGTGCTTGTGCTTCGGCTTGTCGTGCTTCGATCTGTGCTGCTTCATCTGCAGTTGCTTCGCGCACTAAATCATCTATTTGTATTTTGTATGTTGCCATTTGTTACCTAACTGTTTTGAAATCCGTAAACTCGAATAGTGCCGCCGGTCATTGTGCCTGCAACGGTTTTAATTAAAAAATCGGTAAAACTTGTCGCGCTATCTTGGAAACCTGCCGTTGAATAAGAACTGCCGCTAGTCAAAATTTGTCCGTAATGCGAATTGAAACCAGTTCTTTTAGTTGCAAAAGGATTTCTGAGTTCAATGTTTGCTTCGAAACCATTAGTGCCGCCAATGCCTGCGTTTTCAAAAGTTGGCGCGTTATTGCTAAAAGTTGTGCTGCCTGTGCCTGTATAACTTACGCGATTAACGCCCGCATAATAGCCCGTAGTCGCTGCGCCTAATTGCAGTTCAAGCGCTGTAGTAGTTGAGATAGTGCCGCCAACCATAATAATTTTGTAATTGTCATAGGTTGCACTAAAAGCGCCCGTAACCGTAACACTAGAAACGGCTGTGCCTATTGTTGTGGTGCTTATCAAAGTTAAACCCGACGCGCCGCCAACCGCTTGCCACGCCGCGCCATCATAAAATAATGTGCTGTTGGAATTTTCAAGGAAGCAAAACTGACCTTCGGCAAGTGTTTTTTCACCTGTGCCACCAAACGCCGCATCACGCTCAACCGTAGTAGCAAAAACTGGAATACCAGTTCGAGCGCTAATATTCATATTTGCGGCAGTTAAAACCTCGCCCGCTGTGAATGTTGGAACTGATGTCTGTGCATTTGCGCCCATAATTATCCTTTACTCTAACCTAAAACATTGAGTGCATCAATGATGCCGTAAATTGCGTCATCCAAGATCAGCTCATAAACAACTGTGGTTGGGCTTGTAAATAGCGTGATGCTGTGCCCGGCATCAAAGCTCAGATAATGCTCAATGCCTTCAATGGCAAGCTCTTGGGCAAGCTGCGTTGTGCCAATAGTTTTTTCAATAGTTATTGTGTTGCCTATTTCGATGGCTGCCAGCACATCTTTTTGGGCGGTTGTGAGCATATTGAATTGGGTTTCAACGCTTGTGTAGCGCGGCTCAGGCTCGGGCACTAGCAAGTATTCTGCAAGCTCGAGCGCTGCGGCATCGTTGTGCAAAAGGCTGTTGCTGATGTTTACGGCTTGCACAAAATAGGTTGCTTGGCTTGCTGGATCATCTGCGGTTTGTGGGCTGCCGCCTGCAATAGTTACCGTTGCCCGATTAACTACTTGATCCGCCTCGAAACTTATGCCCACGCCATTGAATTTGATTTGTGTGCCGTCATCGTGGAAGCTTGCAACGGGTGCGCTTAGCGTGTTGCCTATTCTTGGCTCGAAACGCAGATCGCCTGATCTTGTCATAAACAATCTGCCTTGTTCGGCGCGATTAATTTCTGAACAATACTGTGAAACATTTGTGCCCTGCGGCACTGTGTAAGGCGAGCTGCCGCCGAGAGTAACTGTGCCCGTTTCAATATCGCGTTGAGCTATCGGAAAAGCTACCTCAGGTAAATCAAGCACAGCTTCGAGCCGGGTGCTAGATAATTCCTCATGCACATTAAATTCATCCATGACGGTTTGCGCCAACAAATAAAATTGATCAGCGCAAAAAACCGTTACTGTGTCCAAACCGCCCAGCGCGAAGTTGTAGTTGTAGTTAATTATGTAGCCGTTGAAAATGTCTTGGGCTGTGTTGGTTGCATCGTAGCGTTGCAGTTTGACGCGCCGTAATGGTGCAAGACCGGGTTGCTGTGTTGTTTCATCCCAATATGGGCTGTCCTGATCAAACGGATTGAAAATGCCCGATGTGTCGAGCATTTGGAAGCTCATTGTGCCGGGTGCAAATTGATCACCTTGATCTTGTCTGCCGCGCCTTACTGAAACATTTGTGCAGCCGTCAAGCACCCCAGCAAAATTTGTTGTGCCATCGAGAACATAGGTTGTGTTATCTAAAACGCCTTCGGTTGCATCATCCAATATAAAAGCATCTTGCACGAAGCCGGTATCAATAAATAACTCATAATTACCTGAGCCAACTACTGCAACGCCTGCCATTATGCGATTTCAAACTGTGCCGGTCCAGCTGTGCGGTTGTATGCCCGCAAAGCATCCGTTACAGCTTGCCCCACTTCCGATTTTGTTGCCAGCTGACTGTTCACATTGATAGTTACCGCACCGCCACCACGCCGAGCATTTAGCTCATCAATGTTTGGCATCAATACAGGCGAAACGGTTGGTGCGCTGATCGCCTCTGTGAAGCTTGTGCTGATGCCTTTGACATCCGCGAAATTTATGCCTTTGCGAGATAGCCGGCTTTCCGCTGCGGCAAGCGCTTCCTCGACACCACGCAAATATGCTTTGGCATTTGATACGCCCGCCCCATAAAACTTTTGTGCAGATAGCTCACCTATGCGATCAGCAATAGCTTGTGTTTGCTCAACAAGGGTATTTGCCCGCAAAACATTTTCTGACGATGCCAGCAATTCTTTAGCGATAGCCGAACCGCTATCAATGCCAGCATCAATGACTTGTTGCAAAGCATTTTGAGACAAACCGGCTGCAAGTAGTTGCTCGACAAGATCACCAAATTCTTTTGTTTTGTCAGCTTGTTTTTGTAGCGCACTAAAAAATGTTGTGCCGGCATCCTCGCCGCCTTCCTCAAATGCTTTGCCAAAGTTAAGTGCATCTGTGATCACTTGTGCGACTGATCCGCTGAAACTATCAAAGGCGCTTTGTGCTTTGTCTAGTTTGCTTTTCGCGTCATCGAGTGCCGCGCCCATATATTCGCGTAGTGCTTTAGCGGCTTCGGTTGTTTTCTCTGCAAGCTCTTTAGCTTTATCGGCTGCGCTTCCGGCACCGCTGGCAACCTTTTTTGTTTCTTTTTCGGTTTCTGCCATGTATTCAGCAATTTTTGTGCCGCGTATGTAATCGAGTGTGAAGCCGAGCCTGCCCATGTCTTGAGCTGTGCTTTTCGCCGCTGTGCCCAGCCCTGTGGTGGCTGTGGTTGCAGCCTTGTTTTGGTTTTTGAATATGAGTAACGCGCCACCAACTGCAACTAGACCGGCTGCGATTGTTGCCGCAGCAACACCAGCTGTGCCGGCTGTGGCGACTGCAGCAAGCGATGCGGCATTAGCAAAGTTGAGTGCTGTTGCCACAACTGTTACCGCGTTGGCAAGCACTTGTGCAGTTTTGTAAGCAACGATGGCTGACGCAACTGACGCGATTGCTATGCCAAGCGCTGTGATGATGCCTGTGTGTTCGGCTGCCCAATTGCCGAAAGTTACAAGCAACGGCAACACCGCTTCAATTGCTGGCAGTAATGCTTTGCCTATGCTTTCTTTGGCTTCATCGAGCGCCACGCTCATGCGCCTAAATTGTCCTTCGGCTGTGCCCGCTGCAACGGCAGCTGAACCACCAAAAGTTTTAGTAAGTGTGCCCATCACCTGATCAAGGGTTGCGCCCTCTTTAATTGCAACCTTTAACTCGGGGCTAAGTTTGGCGAGCGCTTTAGTGTTACCGCCATAGGCGAGCGCTAACGCATCGCTGACGCTCTGTAAATCTTGTCCGGTTGCCGCGCTGATATCCATTGCCAAAGCGAGCGCTTTGTTTGCTTCCTGTAAATCTTTTGTGCCTCGAGTAAGCGAAGCGAAAGCCGGGCGAAGCTCACTATCTGAAACGCCGGTTGCCATCTGCATCGCCGCCACACTCGCTTCAACCGCAGCGATCTGTTCATTGGTTGCGCCCACAACATTTTGCAAAGTTTTAGCAAGCTGAGCTTGTGCAGCTTCATCCTCGATTGCAGCTTTAACCGAAAACGCAGCTGCCGCAGTAAGACCAGCAAGCGCAGCAACAGCCGGCAAAAAAGCCTTTTCCATAACAAACCCAGCTTTTTGGCTGTTTGTTTCAAGGCTCTTAAACTCGAGCGCCGCCTTTTCAAAACCTTTGCTATCAAGGCTCGAAATTATTGGGATATTAATTGCCATGACGCACCTGCAAATTTCTGTTCAATCTTTCCATAACCTTTTCACACACCGCCAAAACTTCGCGCTCAACTGTTTCTTTGTGCATGTCCACAGCTGGATCAATTGCGCGCGGCTCTAAACCAACTTCGGCATTTAGATTTGTTACAAATATGCCTTTGGTCCGCCTACCGGCATGATCATAGATAGCGCCGGCAGCATCCTTTTGTTGGATCACCATTAATTGATACGGCTTCGCCTTGAATAAAACATTGTGGCTTTCACGCGGGTTTGTTTCCGGATCAAATTTATCTTTGAAAGTAACAAGCCTTTGCCGTTGTGCAGCTGC